GAAACGCATGATGAATTTTTGCACCCGTCATTTAATTTGAATATTGCGAGGACATTCCGTTCCAGCAGTTCAAATCCAAACTTCCAAAATATACCCATCAGAGATCCAGAGATTGGCAAAATCATCAGAAACGCTATACGCGCCAGAGAAGGTCACTGTTTAGTTGAGATTGACTATGGTGGAATTGAGGTTAAGGGCGCACATTGGTATCACGCTGACCCTGTGATGGAAAAATATCTCTTTGACCCTGAGAGTGATATGCACGGGGATATGGCGCAAATGATTTTCAAACTGGATTCTTTCGATAAGAAAGTTAGTGGTGAGAAAACACTTCGGAAAGGTTCAAAGAATGGATTTGTCTTCCCTCAATTCTATGGTGACTACTACAAAAACAATGCTGCCAGTTTATGGAATTGGGCGGGGTTATCAGGAAAAAGTGTTGGTAAAAATAAAGGTGTGCAAATCAAAGATGGTGTTTTCATCAGTGAAAACTTAAAGAACCACGGGATACGCACCTACAAGCAATTCGAAGACCACCTCAAAAATGTTGAAGATGACTTTTGGAATCGCCGTTTCAAAGTGTACAATGGTTGGAAAAAGAAACAGATTAAGTGGTATCAGAACCACGGGTATGTTTCTATCCTCACTGGTTTTGTGTGCCAGGGAGTGATGAGAGATAACGCAGTCACAAATTATCCCATTCAGGGAGCAAGTTTCCATTGCCTTCTGTGGGCACTTATCCACGTGAACAAAAAATTGAAACGGAAAAAAATGAAAACAAAACTGGTTGGTCAGATTCACGACTCCATCATTGCTGATGTTCCAGAAAATGAAGTGGATGATTTTATTGATATCTGCAAACGCGTCATGTGTCATAAATTGAAAAATCATTGGGATTTCATCACAACTCCCCTGGAGATTGAGATTGATAAGACTCCAGTTGGTGGCACTTGGTTTGAGAAAGAAACCATTCTTGAATATCGAAACTGATGGAACGACACTATGAATTTCTTTGTATGCTCGAAATGTGGAAGGTTATTGGAATACCGCACTGCTGGAACGGTTAACTCTTTCCCTAATTTTGTCTCATATTGCCCAAATTGTTCAAAGGAGGAATCATGGCAACAAGAAAGCGGAGAAACAAACGTGGCACATCAAATCCAACAGGACATGAATCGCTCTACAACAAGTACAGACCAAAAACTATTGATGACATCTACGGAAACGCAGCAGTCATCAGACCAATAAAGTCTATGTTGAAAAATGGTGTGCCTCACGCCATTTTATTTAGTGGTGAAGCCGGATGTGGCAAAACCACCACGGCACGAATCATTGCTAATGAACTTGGTTGTTCCTCCCTGGACCTCAAAGAAATTGATATCACGCACTACGGTGGTGTTGATTCCATCAGACAATTACGGATGTCGATGGGAACTCGACCAATGGAAGGCAACGTCAAGGTATGGATACTTGACGAGGCCCACAAACTTAGTGCTGATGCAAAGAAAGCACTGTTGAAGATATTGGAAGAGCCACCTAAACATTGCTATTTCATACTCTGTTCAACAGAACCGAACTCACTCTCCAAGCCCATCATCAGCAGATGCACGAATTTCACTATGAAACCACTTGCGAAAAAACAAGCGGCCAAGTTCGTGACAGAAATTGCTGAAAAAGAAGGGATTGGATTACCAACAGAAGTGGCGGAAATGATTGCTGAGAAATCAGCAGGACACCCACGTGCTGCCCTGGTCATGCTCGACACGGTGATTTACCTACCCGATGACCAAATGCTCAGTGCCATAAACGCACATGTGTCTGAAGAAAGTGAAGCCATTGAGCTAGCACGTGCTCTGAGCAAGCGAGATTGGGGGGTTGTGGCTGAGAAGCTGAAAGGAGTTAAAGGTGAGCCGGAAGGTCTTCGGAGAATGATTCGGTCCTATTATAAGTCGGTCCTCCTGAACGCCAAGAAGCCAAACGATTATACTGATTTTGCTGCTTTCATTTTGGAAGCATTTCAATCCCCTATATACAACACGGATGGATTTAACGAGCTAGTTTCAATGTGCTACTCAGTTTGTGTGCTGGAAAACTAAATTTTTTGTTAAGATTTACTCGAATGAGACTATGTTCATCTTGTGAAGGGGGTAGAAAATGAATGAAGATGAATTTGAAAAAGCTAAACAGATTGATCCTGATGCTTTGGACCTTGAATGGCTGGCTCAGACAGAGTTAGTTCATCAGTACTCAGTTATGCTGGACGAAGCTATTTCGGAAAGAGACGATATTAAACTGACAATGGATTATCAGAAAGAAATGCTTGAGGCGGTAAAAGCGGAACTGATGATTGAAATTCGGAATGACTACTCCAGCTATGGTTTGGATAAAATCTCCGAAGCAACAGTCAACAGTGCCATAATCTTACAACCTGAGTATGTGGAGGCCAGAGACAAATATTACGATATGCAACGTGACCATTTAAATGCAAAGGAGCGCGTGGCTCAGTGTTATTCAGCATTAGAAGCTATCAAAACCAAAAAGTCAGCACTTGAGAATTTAGGTCGTTTATTCGCTATGGAGTACTACCTTCCAGCAAATGAACCTACATACAGTGGAAGAGTGGGTGATGACAAAGCCTACCACAGAAAAATCAACAAAAACCGTAAAGCACGAAAAGTATCCAAAGAACGACTAAAGAAGAAAGGTAAGGGAGAATGAGTATGAAGAACTACACAACGTCACAGACAATTATGTTGGTGGTCGTCTTCGCGGCCATCACTCTTTTTGCTCTGTTGCTTTTGAAAATGGCGAGTGTACTTTACGCGTGGAATCAGATTGCGGGTATCGCCGCATACACGGTAGTAATTCTGCCTGTTTTTGGGTATATTCTGCCTTTCTTGTTCTCAAAAGCCATTAGTGATGGAATCTATATGGCGCGGTTTGAGCAAGCACGGCGGATGACAAAATTAGTCCAAGAAAAGTAAAAAGGAGTTTTTCGATGGCAATGAAGAAAAAGAAGAGCACTGCGAAATCCAACACAAAGAAAGGTCCTGTGTCTCGTAAAATGCGCGATAAAGTGCAAAATCGCAAGAATCGCCAACACAATCGTGGTGGAGATTTTGCGGTTCAGCTTCCTGAAGACATCAAATTCACGCCTAAAAAGGGACGCAACCAAATCGACATTATCCCGTATACAGTGAATGTGAAGCATCATCCTGAATCGGATAAAGGCGATCTGGAGATTTCGCGTACCTATTGGATTCACAACAACCTTGGTGATGAAGGCAAAGATAAAGCAATTTGCCTCAAATCAGTCAAAAAACCCTGCCCCATTTGCGAATATGCCGCACAATTAAGTCGCTCAGACAGCGAAGAGGATAAGCAACTCTCCAAAGACATCAAAGCAAAAGAACGCGAACTGTACAATGTGATTGATCTCAAAAATCCTGATGATGGAGTCAAAGTTTGGGATATATCTTATCACTTATTTGGCAAAGTTTTGGATGAAGAACTCAATGAAGGTCCTGATGAAAATCGTGACTTTGCCGAATTAGAAGGTGGTAAATCACTTGAAGTCCGTATGTCTTTAAAGAAACTCGGCACCAATGAATTCCTTGAAGCTACACGTATCGACTTCAATGACCGTGATGATTATGACGAAAGCATTATCGAAGAAGCACACAGTCTTGATGAGTTGTTGAACTTCAAAACCTATGAGGAACTTGAAAAACTTCTGATGGGTGCTGACAACGAACCAGACGATGACGATGATGAGGACGAAGATGAGGAAGAATCTGTTGGGTCGTCCGAGGAGGAAGATGAGGAAGAAGAGGAAGAGGAAGAAGACGAGGACGAGGACGAAGAGCCTGAACCGGCAAAGCCAAAAAAATCTTCCAGCAGTAAAAAGAAAGGAAAGTCTGCTGCAAAAGGTAAAAAGACTGGTGGCAAGAAAAAAGGCAAAGTGACTTGTCCAGCAGGTGGAGTATTCGGAGTTGACGTAGATGAATTCGAGGAATGTGAATGGTGTCCTCAGTATGTTGACTGTGAAGCAAAATCTGAACAATAAGTGATAAGAGGGTGTGTCTTCGGGCACACCCTCTTCATCAGGAGACATCATGTTGTCCGTCAAAGAAGATTTATGTGATGGAATTGGCAAACTGTTGGACGAAGTTCTATGTGACCAAAAAGATTCAAAAGGAGTTAACCGCTCATATATTTACTGCGCCACAGTTCTGTTGGAAAAGTTGCAGGAAATTATATCGCATCAGGAGGAAGTAAATGGCGTTGAAACGGAGCACAAGGAAAAGAGCCACCAAGAACAATTCAAAAAACTCACAAAAAAACTCAGAGAATCAAGTAAAGGAGGCATCATCAGGGGTTAAGAATAAAAGTGTTGAACCAAAAGAGTTTGTATCCACTGGATGCACTCTGGTGAACTTAGCATACTCAGACAGAGCTAGAGGCGGTTATCAGGTTGGTCGCATATACAATGAGATTGGTGACTCATCATCAGGAAAATCTCTGAAGGCTTGGTCAACAATGGCTGAAGCTGCGAACAACCCTGAGTTCGATGATTACACACTCATTTATGATGATGTTGAGTGTGCTTCTTGTTTCGATGTTAAGAAACTATTTGGCAACAAACTGTATGAGCGTTTGACCTTGCCAAATATGATGAAACTTTCAGAACTGATGGAACGTGAAGAGTTTGAGAAGATTGAGGATGCTTCATCAAATTACATCCAAGACTTCCACATGAATGTCAAAGACTTTATCGACCAGAAAAAACCTTTCATATACATCCTCGACTCTTTTGACGCACTTGATTCCTGGGATGATGAAAAGAAAATCAATAAGGCACGTGCTGCTCGAAAGGAAGGGAATGAACCTTCTACTGGCTCATACGGCACATCGAAAGCTAAGGTCGCCAGTTCAATTCTAAGAGACATCAAACGCTCACTCAAAAATACAAACTCCATTCTGATTATCATCAGTCAAGTTCGTGACAATCTGAATGCTATGGCTTTTGGTTCAAAAAAGACCAGAAGTGGTGGAAAAGCACTCAAATTCTACTCGACTGTTGAAGCATGGCTTGCCCTTGGGAAGCAAATTAAATCGAAAGAGCGGATGATTGGCGTCAACACAATCCTGAAAACAGGAAAGTGTCGTATCACTGGCAAACTTCGCTCTGTTGAATTTCCAATCTATTACGATTTGGGGATTGACGATGTGACAGCCAACATTGAATTTCTGATGAAAGAGAAGCACTGGAAGGGCAGTGGTCAGAATTTGAAAGCACCTGAATTTGAGTTTGAAGGGTCCAAGAAATCACTAATCAAGCACATTGAGCAGAATAATCTTGAAGAAGATTTGAAAGACATTGTTGAAAAAGTGTGGTTGGAGATTGAAGAATCCCTAAAATTGGATTGGAGAAAGAAAAGGTATGAGTGATGGAAAGGGTTGTCATCGTAGATTCAAATTATTTGGCATACAAAGCGAAAATCACGACCTATGATTTATCATTTCGCGGTGTTAAAACTGGTGTAGTTTTTGGATTCCTTAATCAGCTACTTTCAATAGGCCGAAAACTTGGCAAAAGTGAGACAGTATTCTGTTGGGATAGTCGCAAATCTTTGCGCCGGGAAATGTATCCTGAGTACAAAATGAAACGAAATCATCAGGAACTCAGTGAAGAAGAAAAGAAATCATGGGAAGCGGCATTTCGCCAATTCAATGTGTTGAGAAAAGGGATACTGCCTGACATTGGATTTAATAACGTATTTATGCAAAGTAAGTACGAAGCTGATGACCTCATTGCCAAATTAGTGATGGAAAATGAATGGGGTGATAAGCCAATCGTAGTCACTTCTGATGATGACTTGCTCCAACTCCTGGACCATTGCCACATATATAATTTAGGCAAGGACAAAATAATCACTGCCAAGACATTCAAAGATGAATATGGAATCACCCCTTCCCAATGGATTGAGGTTAAAAAGATAGCCGGGTGTACATCTGACAATGTTAAGGGAGTCCAGGGAGTTGGAGTCAAAAAGGCGATTCAATTTATTCGTGGAGAAATGAATCCGAACACCAAAACTTATGAAAAAATAATTGAGAATCGTTCAACTATTGACTTTAACGAAAAATTGGTGAAACTTCCCCTTAACGGCACACGGAATTTTGCAGTTCAAAAGAACGAGTTTTCCACCATTGAGTTCTGCCGAGTATGCCGTGATTACGGTATCCGTGTGCTGAGAGAAAAGCAGAAACTTGAAGATTGGAAATCTCTGTTCATCACATAGGCAGCAATTGAAGGCAATCAAACGAAAACCAATCATCACGAAAGGAGAAACACTATGCCCAAGAAAAACGAAACTACTGCACAACTGAACGAGTCCATGATTGAAAACATCCAGGATTTGCTGGATGAGTTCAACGAGAACTTGGAAGAGTCGATGGACAAGGACGCTGCCGCGAAACGCGCCCGTAAACTGTCCACTCAGCTTGCGGCTGAATTCAAAGAATTCCGTGCGGCCTCGGTAGCATTTCACAATGAGCGCAAGGAAGAACGGAAAGCCGCCAAGGAAGCTGAGGAAAAGAAATCCGCCAAGAAAGGCAAAGGCAAGGGCAAGGCCAAGGAAGAAAAGAGCACTGCCAAGAAAGGTAAAGCTGCTGAAAAGAAAGGCACTGCCAAGAAAGGTAAAGCCAAAAAGTAACATAGATTGCTGCCTATAATTACTGATGACAATCGGGCGCAGGATTAAGTTCCTGTGCCCGATTTTTTTGAAGTGTTGAAAAGGAGAAATTCAATGGCAAATAAAGGATCACCATTTGAGCGTGAAGTGTCAGTCTTACTATCATTGTGGTGGAGTGGTGGTGAACGGGATGACATTTATTGGAGAAGGGATAGTGGTGCTAGGGCGAAGACCAGAGGCAGGGCAGGGAAAGCCACATTTGGGGCACACGGCGACATCTGTGCTGTGGACCCTATCGGACTACCCTTAACCAATTGCTGCACTCTGGAGCTAAAGAGAGGCTACAAACAGTGGTCATTTTTAGACATCCTGGACAGACCACGCATGAAAGCAAATCAGAAAAAACCAACCTATCAGAAATTCGAATTGTTCATGCACCAAGCACAAGAAGACGCAGACCTTGCAGGAACTTGGCCGGTAATAGTTGCCAAGCGCGACAAAAGGTGCAAAATTATAGTCATTCCAGAATCAATGTATACGGAACTTGTGGAATATTACGACTCGTATGATAAGTTTAAAATTCGAATCACCAGTAATCATTCCATCAATGAGCCAATGTATGCGTTAGATTTTGAACATTTTTTGGAATGGTGTTCACCTGAGTTTTTCATCATAAAATCACAGGGACACAATTCTGGAAAGGGGAAATCTGATGACAAAACAAAGAAAAGGTTTCGGAATAGTAAGTGAATCCGGTGAACTTCAACACAAACCCAAAAAGAAACAACCTGCCAAAAAGAAACTCACCAGAAAAAGAAAGACAACATCTACGAGTGAAGTACCTAGAAAACGCACTCGTAAAAAGTCATCACCCGCCCCTGTTGATAATCAACACATTGAGAGGGAT